GGTCGGCAAGGGCTCGATTTTTAGTCGATTTTTTTTTTGATGTCGGGAGGGAAATGGGAAATGAAACGGAGTAAAAGATGAGTGATATTGATGCCTTACAGGAAAAAATCGGCGCTGGAAAAAGCACAGAAACAAGCACCGCTGTGGTCAATGGCAACGGGATCGATGATTTGGATCCTGATTTTATCCAGGAATGCCTCAACGAGAATGAGTATGGAGATGGCAGAATATACAAAAGTAAGTTCGATGGGACTTTCATTTTTAACAAGAGCCTCGGGATGTGGATGAAGTGGGCAGGGCACCACTGGGAGCTGGATGTGATGGATGACTCCCTGGCCAACGTTGAGGTGGTGGCAAGGATTTACCAGGAAGAGGCGCGGCGTCTATCCGGAGAAAGATCCGGGTTGAATGACGACGACCACAAAACCGAAAAAGACCGGCTGTCGAAGCTGATTAAAGAGCTGAACAAGAGGGCCAACCTGCTGCGGTCGAACCGGCGACGACGAAACGCCCTGGAGTTTGCCCACTCCAGTGAAGATGGACTGGCCACCCGGGGTGACGACACGGATCGGAAGCCTTGGCTCTTCCCATGTGCCAATGGAGTGATCAACCTCAAGACCGGCGAACTCGAACCCGGCAAACAGAAAGACATGCTGCTGAAAGCGTCTCCGGTGGCGTGGGAGGGGATCGACGCTCCCTGTCCCACATGGGAGAAGACCCTGATGGAGATATTTTCCGATCGGGAGCAGTTGGTGGAGTGCTTTCAACGGATCTGCGGGTATGCCATGGTCGGTGAGATTGTACAGAGCGTGTTTGTCGTCATGACCGGCAAAGGGCGGAACGGCAAGAGCCTCATTGTGGAGACCATCAACAAACTGATGGGACCCATGGCCGGGGCGATCCGGTCAGAGATGTTGCTGGACCAGTGGCGGACGCCATCCAGCTCCGGGCCAAGTCCAGACATCATGGGACTCCAGGGTCTTCGGATGGCGTTTGGATCCGAGACAGACGACGGCTGCAAGATCTCCCCCTCCAGAGTCAAATGGCTGACCGGCAAGGACACGATCCGGGGGCGGAACCCCCACGACAAATTTGAGCAAGAGTTCCTCCCCTCTCATCTTCTATTTTTACTGACCAACCACAAGCCCCACGCCCCTGCCGAAGACTTCGCCTTTTGGGAGCGGATGCTGCTGATCCCCTTTGATCTATCCTTTGTGGATCGGGAACCGACCGCACCGGACGAGCGACGTGCGGATCCGCTTCTGGGTAACAAGTTGGAGGAAGAGCTCCCGGGAATCCTGGTTTGGATGGTGAAGGGCTGCCTCATCTGGCAGCAGCAGGGCATCGACCCACCCGCCATCGTCAAGTCTGCCGTTGCCGAGTACCAGAGGGAAGAGGATGTGTTGTCAGACTTCATCGATGAGTGTTGCATTACCGGACCCGAATACTCAGTGGGAGCCACTGCCGTCTATTCCGCCTTTCAAAAATGGTGGGAGACCAACGTATCAAAGAACGCTCCAAAGCAGAAACGATTCGGCACCTGGTTTTCCAAGCGGTTCAAGAAAGAGAAAGACGGCACAATGAAGTATTTCGGTGTGGCGTTGCTGGCCGAAGACGAGGATCTCCCGATGGAATTTGGTGGGATGTGATGGGAATAGACCGACCAACATATAAAAATGATTCACGGATAGACGTTTGATCGTCCAGAAATAAATACAAATCATCCAGGGGCGTGGAACATGTCGATTTTACAAGCCAAAAATAGGAAACGGACAGGCATATTCGGAGAGTTGGACGGTTTTCCATATATCTTTTCTATTATCTTTATCTCTCTTTTTTATTTTCTCTTTTTCTATATAAAATCGTCCAACTATCCAAAGAAAGAAAAGAAGTAATTGAAAAGATTGAAGGTTTTTCCCTTGGACAGACAGAGAGGGAAACCGTCTGAAACGCTCCAAACCGTCCGTAATGTCGGGCCAAACCAAGTCAAATCGGCTCAAATCAGGTCAAACACGGTCAAAACCAAATAAAACAAAGGCCAACCGGAGGACACCATGGGAATACTCGACGCTGTATCCAACAAAACCCAGGTCAAGAAAGTGGCATCCACCAAGGGCGGTGAGTATGCCGGGCCTTGCCCCATCTGCGGAGGATCCGACCGTTTTCGCGTTTGGCCGGCTGACAAGGGGGGCGAGGGATCTTGGTGGTGTCGGGGATGTGGCAAGGGGGGAGATTTGGTGCAATGGCATGTCGATTTCGAGGGTATGGCCTACAAAGACGCCTTCCGCGCTGCGGGGCGTGCCCCTCTCACACCGGATTCCGGCTATGTTTCCAAGCGCCAGCAACGGCTTCAGGCGGTAAGCACGCTCCCCGTTGCCGACAAAAAGCCCGATTTTATCCCGAGACGGCATGAATCCCCCATCGAGACGTGGCAAATCAAAGCGAGGGAGCTTGTGGATGCCTCTCACGCTCGGCTGCTTGAGACCCCCAAGGTGTTGGGGTGGCTCCATGCCCGCGGACTCGATTTAGATGCCGTCAAAGCGTTTTCCCTTGGCTGGTTTCCAGGGGAGCGTGACAATCCCTGCATGTGGCGGCCGAGACTGTCCTGGGGGCTGCCCGAAGTGCTGAATAACAGTGGCAAGCCCAAAAAGCTCTGGATCCCCAGGGGCGTGGTGATCCCCTGGATCGTGAATGGGGAGATCAAGCGGATCAAGATCCGGCGACCCAAGGCGGATCTTGGGGACAAGGGTGTTAAGTATTACCTCATTCCCGGCTCTGTATCCGAAGCGGCGCTCTTCAATCCCGACCGAAAAGCGTTTGTTGTGCTGGAGTCTGAGCTGGATGCCATGCTTATTGCAGCCAAAGCTGGGGGACTGGTGGGCTCCGTCGCCCTGGGGTCTGCCGGTAACAAGCCCGGGGCGTATAGTTGGGATCGACTGCGGCATGCGCTGCGGGTGTTGGTGGCTTTGGATAACGATGATGCCGGTGACAAGGCGTATGCTTGGTGGTCTGAGCATTTCGATAACGCGAAACGATGGCCGGTCTCTGTTGGAAAAGATCCAGGGGAGGCGTTCGCCCAGGGCGTTGATATTCGGCAGTGGGTGATGGAGGGTCTTCCGCCGGTCATGACGCTGAATCTCAAACACAAACCCGGTGCTTCAGATCAAAATTCTTTGGCGGATGCATCTGTTGCCACAACACCTTCCGGTGCGGCATTGCCCAAGGCGTCGTCGGAAAGCCTACTCACTGACGCGACGAATGACCCGATTCCGTCGGCGATTCAACCGGACCCGGCGGAATCGGAGACGGCACAGGGGGCGGATGACGCTGTGGGTGGGAATGACGACTGGCTTCCCCAGGCCATCATCGATCTCCGGGAGATCATACAGCGTTATCCAGTGAAGATTATCTGCACGGAGGGGCGTCTGGCGATCGTAAACCACCCTGATTTTCGAAACGAACCCGTTTTGAACCGGCTGTCAGATCTTGTCTTCTGGGATCCGAACGTCGGCGCTTTTCTGGATTCATTTCCAAAAAACGAAATCCATCGCGGAAATTTTGCTGAGGGGCTATAAAAAGTGTTGACAAGCGCAAAAAATACACATAAGACTGGCGGTGATCGTGGCAAAATCCACGATTCGGGTTTGGCGACCCGGCTTCAGATAGGCACACAGGCGGTGCCTCAATTGGATACCGCTTTTTTTGTGTGTTGCAATTCCGCTATTACGGGCGGGGTGCATTGGGAGACCGAAAGGTCTGCCGGTTTTTCCTATCTGAGCCGGTTCGCCAACCCGATGCGCCCCGCCTTTTCTATTTTGGCGAGTAGAAAGCGGGGTTTTCAAAAACTCAGATCAGATAGGAATCCCACCATGAAAAATCCATCCATAGGTGCACATGCGCCCATTCCCGTTATCACGCCATTCTTTCAAAAATTCAAAACATCACATCGCCTTTCATCAACAGGCGCTCGGAGGACTATATGGACAACACGATCGTAACAATAAACTCCCCACAGACTACGACCGCTCTATCTCGTACCGGGTGGGATCTCCCTGCAAATATGACCGAAGCCGACTGGAAACGTGCCGGTCAACTGCTTATGGAAGTCAACCAAGCAAGACAGTGGTGGCTCGGTGACTGGTGGAATGCCTGCAAGTGGGGAGATGATCGGCGAAAAGAGATTTGTAAGCAAATCGGGGTGGAATATCCAACGGCTAAAAATGCAGGATGGGTTTCAAGGAAATTTGAAATGTCTCGTCGCCGAGACAACTTGACATTCACCCATCACCATGAAGCAGCTTCCATCTCCGACCCCGCTATCCAAGACCAATTCCTTGACTGGTGTCTCTCTGGTGAAAAAAGAAAATCAGTCCGTGATCTCAGGGAGAAGGTCCAGGAATATCTGGAAAAGAAGGATTGGGAGGACTTTGATGCGGAGGTCTTTCTCGGTGCTGGTCGGGTCCAAGAGTATGAACAGAAACTGGCTGAGGCAAACAAGCGGATTCAAGAGCTTCAAGATGAGTGTCAAAGCATGTTTCTGCGGGGGACGAAAAAGTATGACCTTAACAACCTCATTCCAGAGTTGTCGGCGCTGCACACTTCCGGCGACATCCTGGAGCATCGGGCCAAGATACTTTCAACGCTTCCCGAAGAGCATCAGAAAATCTATTACGCTGAAATCAAAACAAAACAGTATTTTGCTGACAAACTTCATAAGGCAAATGAGGCGGAAAAAGAGGCCAGGGCGATGTCCGAAGAGGCACGGGCCAAGCTTCAGGAACTGGCAGCCAGGCCGGAACCGAAACCGAAGATTGTGGAAAAGGTGGTCGAAGTTGAAAAGCTTCCGGAGGATTTTGAAAAGCGGCAAAAAGAGGTTGAAAAAAAAGATCGCCAGGCGACCAAGATTTTGAAAACCGTCGGAGAGCTTCAAAAAGAAAGAGATGAGTTGGAAAAAGAGGCCGACGCTATTCACAAAGAGCGAATGGAGTTGAAACGAAAGCTGAAGGCGATGGAGTCTAAACAAGATGTCAGCCCGTCAAGTATCGATACTGCCAGGGCTTTAAAACTTGGAAGGATGTTAAAAGAGTTGGACTGGGTGTTTCCAGACATTCGAAGTGAGGCCAAACTGGCGGGTGGTGGAATGGAGGAAACAAAAAAGATGATAACGAGTCTTATTCAGAAATGGGCTTCGATTCTCGAAGAGATCGATGGTTATGCGATTATAGACGTTTAATTTTTTAAGGGTGGGGGTTGTTTTGGATATAGAAAAAGAACTTGAGCTTGAAGAAAAGTATTTGCCGGTACTCAGCTTTGTTGAAACAGGAAAGCTTCTTGCCGCTTACAAGATTGAAAGCGGCAAAATACGCGGGGCGTTGACCTCATTTTGCAAGAAAGAGGAATATGATCGCCCAGAGACCTTTGTCGAAATGGAAACCGACTTTACACCAGACTTTATGGACTGGTGGTTGAGTACTGCACCAAAATTTCATAAACGGTTAAATGATAACGGTACAAGAATCGCTGTAAACAAATACCTTGCTTTCACAAATGTTTGGAAGTCAAAGTTTTTGAATAATCAGATTCTTACAGACCCACACATCGTACAGGCTGGAACCATGTTGGCGGTGAAGGGGTCTCTTTCTGCGTCGCTTAGGGCGTGGCTCTCTTACAACAAGCGCATCGAAAAACTTGAACAATCGGAAATCAAAGACGTTCTTCCAGAGTTGTTTTACACCATTCTACCCTTTATTCATCAGATTCAAACAGGGGTCATTGACCTTCCAAACAAAACAAGAATTGACGATGCTTCAAGGTTGCTTGGTGCTTTTTTTGCCGGAGACGCCTCTGCTGTTGGCCTGTCCGAACGGTTAAAGCAAATAGAGTACAAAAAAGAGGCCGCATAAGGATAATATCGGCATGGCTTGGCAGGGCAATGCAAGGAACAAGGCGAGGCAAGGCAAGGCAGGGAACAAGGTTTAACCCTCGACCGATCAGCCACTGACGGATGGGGGCATGCCGGGAGGGATCTTTTATAAACCACTGGAAAAATGTGGTCGTCAATTGGTGACGAAATGGGATTGGACTCCCTCCCGGCAACTATTCGGCTTTATCGAATCGTTGGGCCAACAAGAGAAAACATCGATCAAAACGCGGAGTGATTGGGGATTTTAAATGCCGACAACAGATTTTAAGTGTGAAGTGTGCGGACAGATCGGGCGGCGGTGGTATCAGGATGAGTTGAGACCCCCGAGGTTTTGTTGCAGAGCCTGCCAGATCATCGGAATGAAGGGGCGAGAGACGAAAAGGCCGAAATATGTCATTACGCAGGAAATGCACGAGAAGATCAAAAAGGCGTATCAGGGCGATACAGGAAACGGAGAGATCCGCGCCCTGGCCAAAAGGCTCGGGCTCCCGCGGTGGAAGGTCACGCGTTATGCAGTCCGTCAAGGCTGGCTTGCGACGCAGAAGAAAGAGCCGCCCTGGAGCGAGGAAGAGATCCGGCTCTTGAAACGAAACGCCATGCACTGCCCGGAGATCATCCAAAAGAAGTTGAAACAACACGGATATGACCGAACGGTCAACGGCATTGTTTTGAAAAAAAAGCGGATGCGGTTCACGGCGGAAAATCTCGGGGGGTATTCCGCGTCGTCTCTTTGTCTCTGTCTCGGGGTGGATGCCAAATTTGTGCTCAATGCCATAAGGGACGGTCACCTGAAAGCAAAAAAGCGGAAAACCAACCGGACCGAAAAACAGGGCGGGGATCCCTGGTGGATCAAAGAGAAGGATATCAAGGCATTTATAACGGACAACGTTCACAGTATCGATCTTCGAAAGGTCGATAAATACTGGTTTGTCGATCTGTTGGCCGGGTAAAAGAGGGCTGAACGGCGAGTGATGAAGGCAGAACGATAAACGATGAATGCTGAACGATGATGGATGACCGATGAGGTGCGAGTGACCGACACCATCCCAAAAGAAGCGGCGGTTGAGCTTGGGCTTTGCAAAACCTGCAATCTGTTTCGAAAAGCAGGGAAAAACAAGCCAGAACAGTGTGTGGCGACATTGCTGCCGTCACTAAACTGGCGGGGAACGCCGGTGGGGCACTGTGTCTTTTCGGCTGCGGAGAGAAAAGAGCGGCTCTCAAGGGGCTGATGTTTGAATGCTGAAACCTGAATGATGAGGGGTGAATTTATAACTCATAGTTCATAATTCATAATTCAGAAGTTATAATTCACAATTCATAATTCATAATTTTAAAGGGAAGAAGACGATGACCATGAACGATAAACAACTGTTTGCAATTCTACAGATGCCGCCGGATGCGTGGAAAAACGGAGAGCAGGAAGTGGCCATTCGCTACGGGGCATACAAAGAGGCGGCGGCAAAGATCGAGCGCCTTGAGCGGGCCTTGGATGCCAGTATGAAGCGGATGTTTGAGTTGGATGCCTTTGCCGGAAACGTGGCCAGCGTGATTGTGGATGGAGCGGGTGTGATGACACCGGAGCAAATCATCGACGCCATCAAGGATGAGCTGACAGAGATCGGCGAGGGTGAAACCAATAAGAGCTGGGTGGCGAGGGCGTAACCATGACCGATGCCGCTGCCGCGTCTAAACTGTCGGATGTTTCTTTGCCCTCTTTGCCAAGCTTTGTCTCCCTCCATGCCGTGGTGGACCATTTAAAGGCATCCGGGTACCGGATATCCAAATCCAAGATCTATCGGGACAAGGACAAGGGTCAGATTCGGGTGAACGATGACGGCACCGTGCTGGAAACCGAGGTGCGGGCCTATGCCGCCACCCTGGATCGCATCCATGCCGACATCGGGGATCTGAACGACATCCACGCCATCAAAACCAAAAGAGACGTGGAGCTTCGGGAAGAGCAAATCAAAAAGCTTCGGTTTCAACGGGAGGTCGACGAAGGAAAGTATCTCCCCCGAAAAGATTTTGAATCGGAGCTTGCATCCCGTGCCGTGGTGCTGGATTCCGGGCTGCGGCACATGGTGCAGATGAAATCGGCAGAGTGGGTGGCGCTCTCCGGCGGAAAGGTGGAGAAAATCCCGGAGCTGATCCGGGCCATCAATGCCGAGGTGGATCGGGTGATGAACAGCTACGCCACCATCGAGACCTATCATGTGATGTTTAACAGTGAAGAGGCAGACGGATGACGCTGGAAAAAACAAGAGGCATGGACAACACGGCAGGGAAGGCAAAGGGGGGAGAAACAGTATGACAGATCTCTTCGGATCCAGCGACACCGCTCCCATCACGATTGCTGAAAAACCGCCATGGTTCCCGGGTTCCCTGTGGGATGCGGTGGGGAAAACCATGAACGGCGACGGGTCCATGGCCGTTCGGTTCGGGTTTTCCACGGCAGAGCGGAAGATCTTCCGAAAGCGTCCGCCCATTGCCGTCTCCGACTGGGCCGAGCGTCATCGGGTCTTGACCATGTCCGCCATTGGCGGGGCATGGCGAAACGATGTCACGCCCCACCTGCGGGACGCCATGAATTTGATGGCCCTTCCCTACGTGCGGGAGGTGGCGGTGTGTAAGGTGCCTCAGTCGGGATTTTCTGAGGCGACCCACAATTTTATCGGATACTGCATCGATCGGGATCCTGGGCCGGTCCTTTATGTCTATCCCGACGAGGTGACCGCGGTGGAGAACTCCCAGGATCGGGTCCAACCCATGATTCAGTCGTCGAAACGCCTGCGATCTTACTTTACCGACTCCGAGCGGGACAAAGCCAACATTCGGATCAACCTTCGGCACATGCCGTTGTACTTTGGCTGGGCCAGATCTGCCTCCCGTTTGGCCAACAAACCCATCAAGATTGCCGTGGCCGATGAGATCGACAAGGACGGATTTGACCCAGGCACCCGGGAGGCGGCCGCCATCGAGCTCATCCGGAAACGCCTCATCACCTATCGTCGCCTGGGGGTCTCCAAACTGATCATGATCTCCACCCCGACGGTAGAGAGCGGCAATATTTGGCGGGAATTTCGGGCCACTCAGATCCAGTGTGACTTCTGGGTGCGGTGTCCGTTGTGTGACCAGATGGTCCTGATGGATTTCAAAGGGATCCACTGGCCCGGTGGCGGACAGGCCGATCCCCGAGAGGTGAGGGAGAAGCGCCTGGCGTGGTACGAGTGCGATCGCTGCGGGGAGAAGTGGGATGACACCCTGCGGGATCTGGCGGCAAAAAACGGAAAATGGATGGTGCGTCCCCGTCCTTCAACCCGGGATCCGCTTTTCATGGGGGATTTCCCTTCAATTGGAGATCCCGGAGATGGAGAAGATCGGATGGATTGCCGAGTCAGTGCCGACACCCACACCATCGGTGCCCCCGCTGCGGATCTTCCCCCCATTGAGATGCTCACCTACTGCGAAAAATTCAAGCCGGCGACCGTGGGACTCCACTTTCCGGCCTGGGCCGACTATTTTATCTCCCTATCCGATTCGGCCGCAGCCTTTTTGGAGGGGCTCAACGATCTGGATAAACTCCAGGACTTTATGAACTCGTTTGAAGCGACGCCCTGGAAGGATCGGGAAGAGACCAAGTCCGAAGAGGAAGTGCTCCGTCATCGGGTGGCCACTCCGCCGGGGATCGTTCCGGCCGATGCCGTGGCCCTCACCTGTGGCATCGACATGCAGATGTCAGGATTCTGGTTTGTGGTTCGGGCCTGGCGAAAGGATTTGTCGTCTCACCTGGTGCAGTATGGGTATATCAACACCTGGAAGGATGTTGAGAATCTGCTTTTCAACACCCGGTTTCAGGTTGAGGGCAAAGCCCAGACCGAAAGCATGCCGATTTGGCGGGCCGCCATCGACACCGGCGGTGGAAAGGATCGGGAAGATGACTGGTCAAAAACCGAAGAGGCGTACAATTTCATCCGGAAAAACGGGCGGGGCGTGCTCTACGGCATCAAGGGGACATCCCATGCCCAGCTCAAAAAGGTGACGCCCAAGGTGATCGATCGCATGACCCGGGGAAACAAGCCCATCCCCGGGGGGATCACCCTCTATTTTCTCGACACGGACAAATTTAAGGATCAACTCCATTGGCGCCTGGGCCGATCCTGGAGCACTGATGACGCTGCGGCGATTCGGGATGAAAAAGGGAACGTGGTCGAGGTGCAGAGCCACCACATGACCCTCCATGCCGACACCGGCGTGGACTATGCCCGGCAGATTTTGGCCGAAGAGCGCCAGAAGGATAAAAAAGGGAAAACCGAGTGGGTGGCGGTGCGTCGGGACAACCACTTGTTAGATTGTGAGGTGTACGCGGCCGCCTGTGCCGATCCAGAGTGGGCACCGAGTCTGCAATATCTGGCCGGCAGCCCCACAGCAGCACAAAAGCGGGGCCGACGGGTGGTCAGCAAGGGCGTGGAGGTGTGATTGGCAGTGAATCGAAGCGGGTTAATGACAAGCAAGGAAGAGGTGCGAAGCTTTTTAAATAATGCGACCGACTATGCGCTTAAAAAATTTTTGTCTGCCGGTATGCCGGTACGGATAGAGGGGGGGAAGTGGTTGGCGCACAAGGATAATATCGAAGAGTTTTTTAAGGTTTACACACGAAAAAAGGCGAAAATAAGCGATATGGGGGCGGAATGAGCCAAAGAAAAGCACACCTTTTGGACTTCATCGATGTTGATGAAGAGGATGACAGTGATATATATAAAATCTACTATTGGAATTGTGGGCATCGATCCACGACATACAAGAGGGATCAGCGTCGGTCGAATTGTATGCTCTGCCCCATCTGTAAGTTGGGGATTAGCATGGCCACCCGGGTATTTTGTCAGGACTGTGGTGTCGAAATTGGTTTTTTTCCGTCATCCGTCAACTTTCAGCGGGTGTGTGAGGATTGCCTGCTTGTCAGACGAAAAAAGAGTGTGTGCCGGCGGGATGTCGAGATGGACATGGAGCGGGAGACCAAAGCCGTTCGCATGGGGAAGGTTCCCCTGGAGTCAACCAGAAAGCCGGATTGCAGGCACTATCTGGCAGAGTGTTTGCCCAAAGCCGCGATGCAAAACAATGGCCTTTCCTGCCGTCGATGCGATCGGTACGATCCGATGACAGAGGCCGATATGGCCGATGCGTCCCTCGATCTTATGATGGTGAATGGCGGGGACTCTTTTTCAACCGTAAGTGTAAGGTACAGGGTAAGGGCGAAGTGATGACAAAAAACGAAAAGATGGAATACATTGCGACACTGGCCCTGATACGGGCCATCCCGGACATGAGCATCGGCAACATTCGAAATGGACGGCTGAAATCGATTTACAGCCGACTCCAAACTGCCGTCGATTTGAAGTTAAAGCAGTTTGGCAGACTCAGCGATTCGGATATCCTTGGGATTCGATCCCGGGTTTTCCGGTTTGGAAAGGCTTCCGGGTGGGAGCGGAACGAGAAGGATGTGGCGCTGCTGCTCTCTTTTGTTCTCGGGCTCATCGAGGACGCTCCCCACAGCTATCCAGACCGTATTGTAAAAGAGTTGAATAATGCCTTTGAGTTTGTCTCAAGGCCAGACATTGACGACCCCGACATATCGGACGTTGAAAGTGCGATAGGGGCATGGAAACAAACGAAAGAGAGGGAGATGGCATGACAGAGACCAGAAACGAAGCCGGACCAGAGACCCATGGGACATCGAGTTCGTATCAAGAAGCGTTTTGTAAAAACAACTGTGAGCATTACGAGTTGTGGAAGGCCGGAAACCGGCAGCACTGTTTCGCCTGCAAGGCCAGGGCCTTTCACGGCTATCTTGAGAAGGCGGGATATAAGATCGTGAGGTCATCCACACTCTCCATGAACGAATATCAGGTCATGGCGTCCAAGTCCATGCAGCCACAATGCAACAACTTTAAGTATTTGGGGCTCGGCCTTGCCGGGGAGACCGGCGAGTTTTGCGACAAGCTAAAGCGCCTCATCCGTGGAGACGGCGCTCCCAGTGACGACCTCATCGAGGAAGGCGGGGACATCTTGTGGTATCTTTCCCAGCTATTCTCTTTGTTTTTAATCGATATGGAGGATGCCGCCCGGCGAAATTTGAAAAAACTGGACTCTCGCATGGATCGCGGGGTGATTTCGGGGAAGGGGGACAATCGATGAAGATCATCGACCCATCCTTCGAGATCCTTCAGGCCCTTCCCAGGGAAAGGGCCTATGAAATCATCGAGACCGCCGGCCGGGTCTGCTATCGATCGGAACCCAGGCACAGCGATCAAGAACGGTTTATTCAGAAGATTGTCCGATCCGGTCACGAGTCGGTGATCGAGCACGTTAGCGTCACCGCAAAGATCGTGTGTGACCGGGGCGTGAGTCACGAGCTGGTGCGGCATCGTTTGGCCAGTTACTCACAGGAATCGACTCGGTACGCCAACTATGCAAAAGATAAATTCGGGCGTGAGATCACGGTGATTCGCCCCTGCTTCTGGATGGATGGTGTGGGGGCTTTTGGTTGTAAATCAAAAGAGATGAATCGGTGGGAGCAAGCCATGAAAACCGCAGAACACAATTACATGACGTTGATTGATTGGGGATGCCCGCCGGAACAGGCCCGAACGGTGCTCCCCAACTCTCTCGCCACCACGGTCATCGTCACCGCCAACATTCGGGAATGGCGCCACATCTTTCGCCTTCGCATTTCCAGTCGTGCCCACCCTCAGATTCGTCAGGTCATGAAAATGGGGGTCATCGAGATGTCGAGTCTCTATCCGGCGCTGTTTGGAGACATGTCTCCGGCAAAGCCAATGGAGGCGTGATGGAGCTCTTTTATTTTTGCATCGGCATTTTTGGACTCTTTGGTGTCACGATTTTTCTGATCTATCTGATCAACCGATGGTTTGAAGAGCTTGAGGATCAAATCAATGACCCGACAAAATAATGGTGATCTATTTACAATCATCGGGGAGGTGATCGGCCATCGAGGCCGTCACCGCATCATCGTCAAAGAGGATGAGACCGGCACACTGTATGAGCTGGATCGACACTCCGCCATCACGCCGGTGGAGCCGGTTCGCTCTTTGATCGAGTACCTTGTCACCCGAAACGACTACAAAATCATTGATGGAGAGAGAAAACGAATATGGGGATAAACGACGACTACGGCTGTTTTGTGGATGACGAAAATGGCTCCGAGTGTGTCATGGATCGCGGTCAAGTGGATGACATTACTTGGACTTATGACGACTGCTTCATTGCCAAGGGCCTTCACTCAGAGGGCAAAACCAAGGAACACTGCAAATATTGGCGGTCTAAAACAGGCGATCCATGGAATGATGGACTGGAGTTTGCCATCAATAAAGCAGAGGATCTTCGGGATCACTTGGTGTCCATTGGTAAGATTCACCAAGCCAACGCAATCGGAAACGTCATTGATGAGTTGGAAGTGTATGTGGATTGATTGCAAAAAAGAGTTTCCACCCATTGGACAGTGGGTTGGCGTTTCCGGTGATTACGCACAAAGACCGCCTTTTCCAAGTGCCGTTCGTCGAAAAATGCCGGATGGATCGATTGAGTGGTCAAGTGACCAGTGGCGTGGAATGGTTGGGGTAAGGTTTTGGTGGAAAAAGCAACGCTGAGATCACGGGCAAGGTGCCTGCCTGTAAACTTCAAATCAAAGACAGGTCTCTCAGGCACCTTGTCCGGTGGATTGACTTGTTGAATGACCGGGAAGGAACCAATATATGAAAGTCAAAGCGATAATGCTCAGTTTACTCGACATCGAGATACACGAAGATGCTTTTTCGTTGTCAATGTGCACTATAGGGATAACATGGTATGGATACGCATGGAGGTATCGGTCATTGATCCATGTTGGCTGGCATAATGGGTGGGTTGGATTAGATCTGTTTTGGCTAAAATTTTTGTAATGAGTATTTTTGGAAATTCACTTAGGTCATTCAACAGCGTTAATAGATGGAAACCGTCCATGATATCAAATATCATGGACGCAAAAATGGAAAATGGCGGCGCAAAAATGCGCCGCCATTTTTGTTTTGAAAAAAAGGTTGTCAAGTAAAAAGACTCGGTGTTTAGACGGTGAACAGACTTTAAATGGATGGTGTTTTGCCGCGAAACGCATTTTTTATGAAAAACCGGGTGTAGAATCTCTTCAATATTAAATTGGAGGATTGTATGGCCGGTATTACCCTCGAACAAGCCCAGGCAAAACTCGATTTGTGGATGGCAGCCGATGACGCTATCGCAAACGGGCAGGCGTACACCATCGGTGGTCGGTCTCTCACCCGTGCCGATGCCGATATCATCGATCGAAAGATCGAAAAGTGGGATAAGCGCGTCAAGCAGCTCTCCAGGCAGGCGACAGGCTCCGGCGGTATCCGTGCGCGGAGGATCACCCTGGTATGAGATCCAGCAGATCAGCGCAAAGCCGCAGCACACACCCCGCTCCCGCAACCCTCATCGATAGGGCCATCGGTTTTTTCTCCCCGTCCGCGGCTGTCCGGCGGCAGCGCGCACGCATGGCCCTCGACTATCTTGCCAGCTACGATGGCGCATCCAAAGCCCGGCGATCCCTCAAAGAGTGGAATCCCCTGGGGAACGATGCCGATGCCGATATCCTGACCGACCTCCCCACCCTCCGCGAACGCTCCCGCGATTTGATCCGAAACAACCCCCTGGCCGATGGCGCCATTAAAACCAAAGTCACAAACGTGGTTGGAACGGGTATCCGTCTTCAGTCCCGCATCGATCGCGATGCCGTCGGCATGACCGACGAAGCCGCCGATATCTGGGAGGCCAAGACCGAACGGGAGTGGCGCCTTTTTTGGGAGTCCAAAGATCTGGATGTCTGCCGGACCCTCACCGGTGCAGACATGACCCGGATGATCTACCGCCAAGTAAAAGAAAATGGCGATGTCCTGATCCTGCTTCCCAGGGTGAACAGGCCGGGGAACCCCTACCAACTCAAAATCCAAGTGGTGGAGGCCGATCGCCTCTGTAATGAGGGCGATGTCTCCGATACGGATACCTTGGCCGGGGGGGTTCAGAGGGACAAAACCGGCGCTCCCGTTGCCTATCATATTTTGAAACATCACCCGGGGTCGGTCGTGAACTCACGGGAGTGGGAGATCCGTCCGGCGTTCGGGAGTAGAACCGGCCTTCGAAACGTGATCCACCTTTACAACCCCACCCGACCGGGCCAATCCCGCGGGGTGCCGGATCTGGCATCGGTCATCGAGCCTCTAAAGCAGCTCTCCCGATATACCAATGCTGAGCTGACCGCCGCCGTGGTCTCCGGCATGTTCACCGTCTTTATCGAATCCGAGTCCGGCGATACCGGCGGGTTTGGGTATGCCTACGACGAAGATGGCAACAGCACGGCATCCACCGGGGACGATCTGAAACTCGGTAACGGCACCGTGGTGGAGTTGGCTGCCGGTGAAAAAGTCCACGATGCCAACCCGGGAAGACCCAACACTGCATTTGACCCGTTTGTCCAGGCTGTTTTGAGACAGATCGGCGTCTCCCTTGAGATCCCTTTCGAAATCCTCATCAAACACTTTACCGCGTCCTACTCTGCGGCCCGTGCGGCACTGCTGGAGCTGTGGAAATATGTGCTCTCCGAACGGCGATGGCTCACCGACAATTTTCTCCGCATCGTTTACGAGGTTTGGATGACCGAAGCGGTGGCATCGGGCCGCATCGATGCACCTGGATTTTTTCCAGATGCTGCCATGAAGTCCGCTTATCTCGGATCGGACTGGATCGGGCCGAGTAAGGGGCAAATCGATGAGTTGAAAGAGGTGAAGGCCGCCCAGGCCCGCATTGACGGCGGGCTGTCCTGCCTCTCCGATGAGATTGCCCACCTATCTGGACGCGACTGGGAGAAGGTGCATCGACAGCAGGTCAAAGAGAGAAAGCATCGGGTGGACGACGGGCTGATCATCGATGAGATCGAAAAGTGGCGGCTCATGTACGAGGAAGATTACGACGTGGATGAAGCGGATGGAGAAGAGAACGAAAATGGCGATTCCGAGATCGAAAACAAAAACCAAAAAGGGTCAGACAATGGGTAACCAACAAAAAGAGATCGGCATCGATGAGGCCAACTGTACGGCACTGTCCATCCACGCTCCGGTGGAGATGCTGAAAAAAAACGGCAACGATCCATCCGGCCCGGTCACGGGTTTTTTGATCGAAGCCTACACCGGCGCCGTGGTGGAAAGGTGGTGGGGAAAGCTGGCCATTGACGTCTCTGGCATCTCTGCAAGGCAGCAGATTCCCATCTTTTTAAACCACGACCCGGACAAGATTGTCGGCTTTTCAAAGGACACCCGCAAAGACACCTCTTTCTGGGTGGAGGGGAAATTTTCCGAAGTCACAGAAGAGTCCAAAAAGGCCAGGGCTTTGGCGGCAGAGGGGTTTCCATGGCAGGCGTCCATCGGTGTCCAGGCGAAAAAGGTGATGAGCCTCGAAGCCAACACCACCATGGCCGTCAACGGTATCGATGTCACGGGCCCTGCCGAGGTGTGGCTTGAGTCCGAAGTGTTTGAAACCTCTTTTGTTCCTGTCGGGGCTGACAACAACACGGGAATCCACACGTTTTCACGATTCCAGGAAAAAGAGATGCCGGAACATCGGCAATACGCCATCGATCACCCGGAAGAGGATCATAAATCATACAATAGAGATGAGTCTCAAACAGGGGCTCTCAATAACAACCACCATAAAGGGGAACATTTTATGGAATTGACACTTGAAAAGTTGAAAGCGGATGCCCCTGATCTGCTGTCCCAGATTCAGACGGCAGCAGCAGACGAGGCCAGAAAAGAGGGGCTCAAAGAAGGATTGACGCAGGGTGCGGAGATCGAGCGGAAGCGGATTCAGGAAGTAATGGCCCAGGATATGCCGGGTCACGAGGGGCTGATCCAAAAACTGGCCTTCGACGGCAAAACCACTGGACCCGAAGCCGCTGTGCAAATTCTGGCGGCGGAACGGCAGATCCGAAAGGTGGCACAGGAAAATCTCTCCGCCGACGCCATCGATCCGGTGAGCACGCCGGCAGCAGATCCGACCCAGTCGACGCAACCCAAGACCGTGACGGCAGAGAACTTCAGTCAGCACAAGGATCTGGTGGAAGAGTTCAACGGAAGTTTTGAAATGTATGAGGCGTATCAAGACGCCCTTAAAAAACACAAAATCAACATCTTGGGGGGCAAACGATGACAACGCTTTCAGCAGATGCAAGAAGGGCTTATGAGCTTGGTGATCGGAATGAATTCCCGGTCATTGCAGACGATATCATTTATGAAAATGCAGCGGTTGGAATGGTCGTTTCGACAGGATATGCCAGACCGTTGACCAGTGCAGACCGTTTTGTCGGTTTTGCAGAGCAAAGGGCGGACAACGATGGTGGATCAGCAGGTGACATCAATGTCCGGGTGATCCGAAAAGGGGCGGCAAAGTTAACCGTTACCGGCGCAACTAGACCCGACGTGGGTCTTCCTGTTTATGCCTCTGACGACAACACATTTTCTTTTTTGAAAACGTCCGGTGTTTTTGTCGGATTTGCACGTAAATTTGAATCTTCAGGGGTTATGACCGTTGAGTTTGATATCGACAAATATACAGACCCGCACGAAGGTTTGACAGCGGAAACCGTGTCGGACAACAAAACCCTTGACGCTCAGGACACAGCCAAGGTGTTTTTCGTTACAGCAGATGCAAAGGCAATTACGCTTCCAGGTGTTACTGGAATGTCTTTCAGAGTTGTCAATGGTGGAGCGTTTGGAACAATTGCTGTCACGATTAGTCCAAATGCAAGCGACGGCATCAAGGGACCGGATCTGACGGCGGTTGACGACAAGGATTTGATCAATACGAAAGCAACTGCGAACAGGGGCGATTATGTGGATATTGAATATGGAGACGCAACCGGCTGGGTTGTAAAACGAAAAGTTGGAACTTGGGCCAAAGAGGCATAAGGGGGAATAGATATGGGAGCAACAAAGATAACGGAAAGCCAGGTCATTGCGCTTTATAACATGGCCTTTAGAGCAGCAGCTCCACCCGCTTGGGTGTCCGCGGTCTCAAGATATTTTAAAAGCAATAACGCCAGTGAAGATTATGCGTGGCTGGGTCAGTCTCCCGCCATGAGAGAGTGGGTTGGCGGAAGACAGGCAACAGGCGTTTCAGAGTTTGAAATGCAAATCAAAAACAAGCATTTTGAAGCAACGCAACGAATCCCGGTCGAGCTGTTAAACCGAGACAAAACCGGACAGATTTCAATGCTTCTCAGCAAACTGTCAAACCGTGTTCAAACGCACTGGGCCACGCTGCTTTCGGATCTGATTATCAATGGCGATACGTTGAGTTGTTATGACGGGACGACTTTTTTTGCAACAGACCACGAAGAGGGGGACTCTGGAGCTCAGTCGAATAAAATTAACGTTGATATCTCTGAACTGCCCGTTCTAACCGCAGGAACAACGACGAATCCAGCGGTTGCACAGATGCAGCTGGCAATTGGAAAGGGTATTCAGCAGCTTTTGTCTTTTGTGGATGACCAGGGCGAGCCCATGAATGAGTCTGCAACAAACTTTATGGTCATGGTTCCTACTGCGCTCATGCACATTGCGTATCAGGCGCTTGGAACAACCATTGAGGTTGCGGAAACTCAAACTGCAATGACAAGTTTAAAAAGTCGGTTTGGTTTTGAGCTTCCGGTTATCAACAACCGGCTTACCATGGAAGGGTGGACGGATAAGTTTATCTTGTTCAGAACCGACCCGGGTGCCATGTCCTTTATCTGCCAGGAAGAGGTGATGCCGCAAATCGATTATATCGGTCGCGGGACTGAGCTTGAGTTTCGTGAGTATGTACATGAGTTCGGTATCAATACGTGGCGGAACGTTGGGTATGGTTTTTGGCAAAACGCCTGTCTTATCACCCTTACCTAATGATTTTTACACCGGCAATAATCACCCGACAAGGATTTTTGCATAGAGGCTTCGATGGCGAACTTTAAAGAGCAGATGGAAACAGATCTTGAAAATGTTTTTTTCAACGCCAACGAGTTTGCCGTCGAAGCCACCTTTACCCCGTCGGGTGGATCCAGTGGAACCGTCGTCAATGTGATCCTCGATCATAATGCCCTGGTGCAGATGGACGGGTATGAGACCGGTGTCACGACGCTGGGCACGGTCATCGAGGCCAGGTACAGCGACGTGGGGAAGCCAAAGTCCGGCGGAACCTTTCTCATTGACGGCACCACCTATACCGTTAGTGGTGTCCCGGAGATCAGTGAAGACAAGGCTGTGACCCGAATACGGGTGGTGTAACCATGGCCACCGACTTTAATATCCGGATTGACCAGGCTCAGTTTCGCGGGGTGGAGTCCATGCTGTCGGACATCAAAAACGGCAGCAAAAAAGCCATGACCAAGGCGATCAACAAAACCCTCACCACCACGAAAACCCGCATTCGAAAAGATCTGGTGGCAAAGTTGGCGCTTCCTGCCAAGCGGATTGCCCAAGATCTCTATATCACCAAAGCCAGTTATGAAAAACCGTCCGGAAAGGTGCAGGCCATCGGGAAGCCGGTTCGGCTGATCGAGTTCAAACCGACCCAGACCCAAAAGGGCGCCAAGGCAAGAATCTACAAGGCCAACAAAAAAGATCTGATCCCATCGTCTTTTCACGCCACCATGCGATCCGGTCATAAAGGCGTGTTTCGACGGGCCATGAAGGGGGGCGGTAAGCGGGTGCACCGGCTCCCCATTGAGGAATTGACCGGACCCCGTATCGAGGATGTTCTGGCAAAAGATGAGATCCTGCGGCCCATTGAAAGCGCCGCGTCGGATCTGTTGGCGCAAAATTTGGACAAAGAGGCGGCTGAGATCCTTCGTCGGCACAAACTGTGAGTCGGCGGCATAAGTTTTAAAGTGGATAATTCGGAGAGGGGCCAGTGGTTCACAATCTTTCAGGTGAGGATCTGTCACGAATTTTGGACCACTCCAGATCCGAAGATTTCGGGAGGATCAAGCAGGCCGTCGAGGATCTTAGATCCGGGGTCGATGTTTTAGATCGTCGCATCGATCAATTAGATAGGCGATTGGATCAGCAGGACGTCTCCATCGCCGTCATGAAGGTGAAAATTATGTGGTGGTCGTCCCTGGCAGCCACCCTTTTGAGCAGCGCCATCACCTATGCAGTGTCGCAGGTTTTAAAAAACGGCGGAAACAATCCATGAATATCATGATTCATCAATATCACATTTTCCCGTTTGCCATCGTCTTCCTGCTGCTGATCTATTTTTTTTACGAGATGATCCTGCTCCACATCACCAAGAGCCATGAGCGGGTCATCAGCGAAACCAACATTCAAAATCAACTCAATCTTCATTATGCCCTGGATGACATCTCCGAGTTTATCGAGCAATTCGAACTCACTCAGAAGATGCTCGAAAACATGACCACCATGGTGGACCAGATCAGCGGGATCTCCATGTGGATCAAGGATCGGGACGATCGATATGTTTATGCAAACCGAAGCGTTCGAAAGCTCTTGTTTAACGATGCTCCGGTGGAAGAGATGATTGGCAAACTCGATTCGGAGATTATTGGAAAAGAAGTACCAGACGGGATCTACAAAAAACTGGAGGCGGCGTTGGTCGGCATAGCGCCGGAAGATCTGCCAAAGCTCTCCATGGAGTTGTTTAATGGGGGATTGATCTGCAACCTGACGGATGTGATCACCCGCTCTTTCAAAAAACCGTGTCGATTTCATGAAGAGGTGGGGGATTTGACCCTCGACGTGTGGAAAACGCCGGTGATGGATCGAGACGGAAACGTGATCGCAACGGTAGGGGCCCTGGTGGATGTCACCCGATACCACGGGGAGCGCCGGGATCAATTACAATACATGATGAGTATGGGCCGGGCGTTTCGGATTGACTCGACCCGAAACTATTATCTCCGCCGGTACGACTTCGGCGGGTTTGAAGAAGAGTGCGAGGTGATATTTCAATGAAAGATTTATCAGGCGTTCGAAGCGCTGAATATACCGAGGCCATTGCAGACGGAGAGAATGGGGAGGCTGTCTATGTCCATCCTCACAACAGCAACTCCGGCGGGATCACCTGCACCGTGATTCCCAACGGGAACACGGGAAAGATCCAGACAACCACAAGCCCAAAGGCGTCCATCGTGGCCGGAACTGCCACCTGGAGCGACTGGGCAGAGGGAGATGTGACCACAACGACATCCGATGTGATCACTGGGCCTGTTACAGGCATTCGGGGGGCGTCGGTCTCCGGCGCCATCACCATCGAGATTGTGATTTAGACTTTTTAACAGGGATAGTGAGGTAAACGATGGCCAGCACGATCAGAGAACAGATCATATCGGCATACCAAACCCGGCTCTCCGTGATCCGTACGGCAGCCGGTTATAACTCCGACATGGGGGCCAATGTCTACCGCTCGGCTGCCAACATCGACTCGGACATCACGGACGCTGTCGTGCTATGGCCGAAGACCGAAGATGTGATCCGGGAACATTACGGCCAATACAACGCAACCATGGCCCTTCGAGTGGAGGGCTTTTCCGCTTTTGATCCCACATCCGCTTTGACTGCCGATCATCCGTCGGTGATCCAAGAGTCTTTGTTGGGTGACATCATCAAGTGCATGACCGATCTCGATGTGATCGTGTCGTCAAAGGTGGACGACATTTTTTACACGACCGGCGGCCCAGCGGAGATGCCTGGGGATCAGGACACCCGGGTGGCGGTGTTTGCCGAGTTTGAAGTGAAGTACCGATTCAATATTGGAGATCCGTACAATCAATAAAAAAAGATTGATACCGGAAGGGTTGCAGCCCGTCCGGGATCTTTAAAATATGTGATCCAGGGAGGGTTGCAGCCCTCCCCGGATCTTTTGAAACCTCGGGATCGTCGATGTTGCAGCATCGATGACCCCTCATCGAAAGGACAGTAACGATGGCGACCGCTAAAGATGCCAAAGTCATGATGGAAACGTCGCAAACGACGTTCGATTACACTGCCGCGACCGATTCCGGTGATCATACCGTTTTCACTGTGTCCGGTAAAACCATTTTTTCAAATCGATCCGGGTACACGTTGAACGTCCGACCCGATGGCGTGGTGACCGGGCGGAATATGCTATCCACCCACGCCACAGTAAACACGGTCACCATTGCCGGGTTTACCTGTTATTTGGCGGGCGTACTGAAAACGATCACTGCCACGACCGACACGATTACCCGACCGTCGTCGGCTGTGTCCAAAATTAACTCCATCACTGTAGACAGTGACGGAGATATTGCGGTCGTGGCCGGTTTAGACGGGGCGACGACGGCATTTTCAACAGAGCGCGGCGCTGCGGGCGGCCCTCCCTACATCCCTGTTGGGTCTATCGAGATCGGGCAGGTACGTGTCACGTCTGACTCTGATGCCGTCATTGCAGCATCAGAAATTGAGCAGACCATTGGAGAACACGTCGAGCGATTCGACTATCCGACCTGGGATGTAAATCGGATTGGCGAGGGGGATAGCGCTTCTACATCCGCAAAGAAAAACGCTTTCATTGAGTTTGCAACCGCCATTGGCGACCCGATTCATACCGGCGATACCTACAAACCAGTGTATGTCTCTGGAGCCACTCCGAACCTGACCAAAATCGCAGATACCACCAACTTCAAGGGGGCCTTCAACACATTTTCCGTCTCATCCGAGCAGGTGTATGGTGGCACTATTGGTTCAACGTCATCCTCCCTTGGCCAGGGATCTTTTGAGGTGAGACGGCTCAACGATGGGATCACAGACACCGTTGTCACCGAAGCGGAGCAGGATCTGGTCTTTAAATTTTTCCCTGATGAAAACAAAATGCCCTACACACTGACCCAGGGGATACTCGGTGTCGATGTGGACAATCCCCCGGACGGGCAGATCTCTGCCGCCTGCACGGTCTCTGCCGAAAAGAAAACCGTTCGGTTCAGTTCATAAGGGGGATGAATGGCGTTTGATTATGACAAATTCGATCAGACCACTGTTCTTTTCCCCACCCGAAAGGTTCCGGTGCCTCAGCTCTCCGCGTTTTTTCCGGAGGGCGAAGCACCGGAGTGGGAGATTAAACCCCTGACGGGGCTTGAGCTTGGGATTGTTGAAGAGGCCGGGCAGAAATCTGAAGCCATGCGTCATCTTTTTGAGGCCCTGGCAGGGAACACCGTGGACAAGATGAAATCTGGCTTTGATGAGCTGTTTAACCTTGGGGACGATCCCACCCCAGCGCAATATCTCAGATGGGTCACAATTTTTGAGCTCGGATCAGTGCCTCGATGCCCCAAACACATTGCTGTCAAGATCGCCCATGCCCAGGCGGGGGTATTTCGAAATATCGTACACGAGATTTCGAAAATGTCTGCCATGGGAGCGGATCTGGGAAAGTAGCACGGCTCTGGGCAGATCCCATGATTCAAAATGTGATGTCGCTGTGTGACAAGTCCGGGCAGTTCCTCTTCCATGTGCTCCCGGATAAGTTCCCGGCGGAGGCTGCCCAGGGCCGGGTGGGGGAAACGGAGATGCTGTTGTGGGAGAAGTATTACACGCGGAAAAAGGCGGAAGCAGACCGACGGAGACGGCGGCAGGGATGACGCTCTTATATATAAGGTAAAACATGGCAGATTTAACGAGAACGGTTGAAATCATATTCCAAGGGACAGACTCGATGGCAGGGAGCATCGACTCTATCGGGACCAAAATTGATGGTCTTGGCACCAAAATTGAGAACGTTGGCAATTTTTTTCAGCCGCTTGTTACAGCAATAACCGGGGCCAGTCTTGCAATGGGTGGGGTCGGCGTTGCTGCTGCTGTGATGCGTTCGGACTTTGAAACGGAAACGCAAAAGATGGCTGCCGCGTTAAATCTCCCCAAGGAAGAGGTTGGCGGATTGGTCTCTGTTGTTGAGACGGCTTTTACATCCGGGTTTTACACGACGATCGAATCTGCATTTTCAGCCGCAACAACAGCCGCAAAAAGTTTTAAATCAGCAACCGTCACGGAGCTTGGTGAAATTGTAAACAAAGCTGGGGCAATATCGAGTGTTTTTGATGTTGATTTTGGTTCGGCCATCAGAGCGGCAAAAACGGTTGTATCAGATTTTGGAGTTTCGTCCGAGGTCGCCCTAAACGCCATCGGAAATGCAATGAGGGAAGTTGCTGACCCCTCCGAGTTAATTGACTCAATTGGGGAATATGGTGGACTTTTTGCAGAGGCGGGTTCAGATGTAAATGATTTTTTCAACACCATTTTAGACGGGTATGATGATTCTATTAATGGCACAGATAAAGTCGCAGATGCATTTAAAGAGTTTGCAATAAAAATACAGAACCCAACAAATGACGTAAAAAAAGAACTTGAAAAAATTGGTATTGATGTTCCTGCGCTATATGAAAACATGGAGAGCGGAAAAACAACAATCTTCGAAGCGTTTCAGCAAATCATTGGCAAAATAGGTGAAGTAGAAAATCAAAACGATCAGTTTGCCGCGGGAGTGGCTCTGCTTGGTACTCCATTTGAAGATCTCGGGACAAAGGCTGTTTTAGAACTCGGGAAAATTGGAACCGGCACGAGGGATGTCACCAGAGACCTCGAAAACATGGTGCCGGAAAAAACCGTGTCAAAGTCGTTTTCGAACTTGAGAAATACGATGTACCTGGAGCTTGTGAAAAACAGCGTATTTGACGACCTTGAAGCCCGGATTGTATCAGCGTTTGATTCGATGGAACCCGCATTTAAAGAGGCAGTATCAAAAACTGATTTTTCCCCGCTTGTCACGGCGATTGGAGACATGCTTGACACGATATCGGAACACTTTTCAAGTATGGATCTGGATCTCACAACCGCGCAGGGGATGGGGAATGCACTGCAACTTATGGCTGATGGGGCAACCGGTATTGTCAACGCTGCGACGGGCTTTTATGAGGCAACCGCCCCCATCATATCCTTTGGAAAAGACGCTTATGAATGGTTTGTAGATCTCAATCCGGAGACGCAGCAATTGATTGGTTATGTTGCCGGTCTCAGTTCGGTTTTAACCATATTGGGGGGAGTTGTTGCTGTCGGTGGAACGCTGGTTTTGGGGCTTGGGGCTGTCGTTTCAATGCTTTCCGGCCCTGTGGGCCTGGTCGGCTTGCTTGGCGCCCTGAGTGCGGCGGCATATGGTATTACCATTGGTTTGTTCATGACGTACAAAGAAAAGGTTTTCTCTTCTGTTAAAGAGTGGTGGGATGCCGTCGACTCGGACATCAAGGCGTTCATGACGGGTGGCCTTGTGGGCTACACAATCAATGCCATTTTGGGGGAAGGGTCCAAGGCTGATATTGAAAAAGACCTGAGTGGTTTTTTTGGAGATCTTGACGCTTATGAAATTGAAGTTAAAGAAAATCAAAACATCGAAAAGTCACTCAAAGCGTTTTTTGATGGACTCGACGCTTATGAAGTCGAAATAAAAGCCATTACAAAAGAGATCGACAACTATTTCAATGATCTGGACAGTTATGAAAAAAATCTAAAAATCGTTATGGAAGCATCGCCAGACGAAACGTCTTTTGAAAAAACTGAACAGAGACTTGAAAGGGTTGGAACCCGGGCAGATGGATCTCCCATATACATCGAAGTGCCTGTGTCTGCATCCGGTATCGACAAAACAAAGGCCGACATAGACAAAAAAATACCATCTGAAAAGATGCTTGAGATCAAGCTTCAGGGGGACATCGATAAGGAAATAGCGCTGATCGAGTCCAGCGCTGAAACTGCCCAGGCCGCTTTTAAATATACCGCAGAGGTCAATATTGCTGAGGCGAAATCGGCCGCAGATGTCCTCAAGTCCGCTTTCGAAAGCGTCGGGGACTCTGTTGTCGCCATGTCGGATTCTGTCAGTGACATGTTTAGCTCTTTCGTTTCCGGTTTCAACGACCTGCCAACATTGCAGCAGTGGAACATGGAGGACATGCTTGAAGATCAACAGGAACTCCAGAGATTGGCCCTGGAATCTCAAATTAAACTGAATGATGCCCAAGTTGATCTGATGGAGGCAAAGGCCGAAGCCATGCGAACCGGTGACGGGATGATCAAAATCGATACCACCGGAATCGAGCCCGCCCTGGAGATGGTGATGTGGGAGATCATTAAAAAAGTACAGATCCGGGCCAGTGAAGAGAGCGCGGACTTTCTGTTGGGGATTTCATAATGATTTCGATTACGACAAATACGGCAGACACAATGCTCCCTCTGATCATAAATGAGTCTCCCAAGTCCTCTTTATACGACAAAGAGGCCAGGGTTTCGAGGGCAAAAACATTGGATGGCGGGGCTTACATCCAAAACAACGGATTCTCCCATGGGGATCGGACACTGTCTGTTGTTGCTGTTTTAGATGAATCACAAAAAACAATTCTTGACCATCTGATGTCAAATTTTTCAAAAATCTGTGTTGCGTTTTCAGATGGTTTTTATAGTGGGGCGATATCAAGAATAAAGACCCGGGGCAAGGATCACACCATTGAAATTATGATCGAACGGGAAGCAAGAACATAGCGTGTTTAACAATATGGGCTTTTAGTCATAAGTAAAAAGGAAATATCATGTCTGCAACCGTAACACACTCAAATCATTACCACGCACAACTATTAAAGGGTAATATCGACTGGGAAAACGACACCATTAAAATTATTTTAATGAATACATCTTTTTCTTTTGACCAAGATGCACATGCGACACTTTCAGATGTGACATCGTCGCAGTTGGCGTCAAACGCTTATGGGTACACTCAAAATGACAAAACAATCACATTCACGGTAAGCGAAAATGACACGGATGATTGTGCATACGCGACAATAGATACAGACCCGACATGGTCTGCCTCCGGTGGGGACATTGGCCCATTTGGTTCCGCCATTATATATGATGACACAACATCCGATGACACCATTTTGTTTTGTGTTGATTTTGGGACAGACTACACAATTATAGATTCAGCATCATGGACGGCTGAAGACATTTTGATTAAGCAAGAACAGGGTTCATAATGAGCTTTATTGCCAAAAGTGTTGTATTTGATTTTGCGGTCAATTGGGGAGACACAAAAAAGGGCGTTCGTTCAATTGAGTTTTTTTTGGACGGAACCTTAATCAGTGTTGATAGTGGGACGTGTGTTTGCTATGCCAAATCAGAGTACTCAACATCATTCACCGCAGAAATGGCATTTTATACGTCACTGTCAAAGGTTGACTCTTCTGCAAATACATCATGGCTCTCTTCCGCTGCTCAAGCATATCAAAATCAACGGCTCATCATCGTTTTTAATACGGAAACAGAATTTGATTCCATTGTAATAAATAATTATCACAGTTATGGTGGGTCGTTAGACCGGGCTGTTAAAAACACAAAAATATACACATCAACCTCATCGATCACAAACACAACATACGGGGCATCAATAGCCAGTGGAATATTAATTTTTGATGACACAATCAGACAACATGTATCATCAAATGTTCAAGATGACATTGTTTTAAGTTTGGTTGATCCAAATATTATTATTTCATGTCCAAGTGTTGTTTCAAATTCAGTTCCCTCAGTTGGCGATATCATTGGTGATGCAAGCACACCCGTTCCCACTGTTCACGCCAAATCGTTTGCATCTGTTGGTGACATCGGCTTGATGTCTTATGCTCAATGTCCACCTATTTCTTCATCGTCTACATTGGATATTGCTTCTTTTAGTCAAAAGTTATCTTGTCCTCTGGGTGTAACAAGCTCAACACTAACGATTTCGTCTGTTTATGATCTTATTAGCGCTGGTTTCGCTTGTTCACGTTCTACGGGTTCTTTGGGGGATATTAAAGAAAGAGACCTTGGCAATGCTGATGTCAGATTTATATTAACGATTACAGGCAAAAACGACGGTTTGGAAGATATTGAGATACCCATGTCTTCATTTCAGTATCGATGGACGTATCCCGGAACGCGGTTTATCCAAGTGGTAGTTCCAACGCTTGATTATGCCGATCAGATATCAGACAGATCCAATGGAACAATCAAGGTCTCCCGATATTTCCCGGATTATGAATTTTATCAAGATCTCATTGAAACCTTTACTATTTACAGCCTGCGACCATACCGTGGAACCACAAACTCATCAATTGTTTTGACGGGTTATGCGGCGGGCTACCCTTCAGTTGATCCAAGTTACGTCCCAACATTTCACTACATCGATGCTGGATATAAAGAATCCGGCGGAGACTTTCCAATGACCTTGACGTGGCGGATTCCATATTACCCATTTACGGCGGTTGGCAGCGACGTTTTCGTGAGCGGGTCAGATATGCTCAGACTGTTAAGCGTCAACGCGACATATACGGCAGACCAAAAAGACGTAACAATCAGAGGGTGGGCATATAGTGGGTAAGGGAACAATAACCGGCGGCGGAACGGATGGTCTGTATGACGTTGATATCTCATATCATCGCGGTAGCCTGGATGATAACGTTGAGATGTTGGCCCAGGCACTGATCGACATACAAACCAAAATCGATTCTGTTGATTCGGATATAGATGCGCTATCTTTGGATTTGTCATCCTTGACATGGGAAGCATACAATGAACGAACCAAACAAATAAATTCAAAAATTCGGGAAAGAAGCTTTTTGAAGATGCAAAAGCTATCTATCGAAAAGCGCATCGATGTTTTAAACGACATCCCAGAGTCACGATCCCTTACAGACACCGGCGGGGTTTGGTGCGCGGATTTTGCAGAAGAATTGTCAGGTGAGGTTGGGATTTTGGAAATCCCCGGGGAATCTGTCAGCTTTAACATTGCGCCAAGCGGGGGAGGAACCACCAGCTCTGGAGGATCCGGGAGTGATTACTGACCGATCGACCATGGCCAGTTGGTCATAACGCAAATGATGACACCCGCGCAGGCGTTTTATAATCTTGCAATGCTGCCGGGTTGGCAAAAGTGGAAGCCAACGTATCGATACGGGACAATTACGGGGCTGACGGGAAGCATTGCAAGCGTGACATTGGAAGAGGCGCTGTCTTCACAGCAGGATATAAATGTTAACCAGAGTGCCTCCCTGGAAGACGTCCCCATCGAGTATATGACTTGTGACGGCGTGGCTTTTGAAGAGGGAGATGAAGTCCTTATAAAGTTTGAGGGTCAGGACTTCGGCTCTCCAAAAATTATCGGTTTTAAAGATCACCCCCGACGATGCCCGGGTGGAATATTGTTGATTGGTGTTAATGGCCATGGCGACTATGCCCTTCCTCAAGCAAAGTGTGTCTTGTGGGATACCAAAGAAGGCAAGCTTTATGAGGGGGCCGTCACTGAAGAGGGTGATCCGATTACATTCCCGTGTGACCGCTCGGACTTGGATTTTTTTCTAGATGCCCTTTCTCCGGCTGAAGCGTGGAACCTGTTTGAAGAGATTGACCCCGTTGATACGGAAACAGATTGCGATGAAGAGCGATCCTACTGGGATGAAACCGGAACCTATAGAACAGAGCAAATAACTTGTAATACCTCGGAGTTAATTCAAGATGATTGCCCGTGTAGCGGGCGGATCACAGAAAAAACAATCAAGGGATACGGAGAGCACAAAACATTCGTCGCCTACACACGAACTCCGATTTATTTTTCGATTTGTGGAGAAGCCATCAGTCGAACAGGTTTTGTTGATTTTGATAACTTGCACATGGCGTGCGAGGATTTTTGTTATCAATGTGATGAATTCTTTGGCCAGTTGATTTGTGAGGACTCTTTTTTGGATGTGCTGGATGGCGCATTTTATTATGATGGAGGGGGATTTTACCCGACATACACGCCATACTATTTCAACACAGACCATAGAGACTACGTTTCAATTACGCCGTGGGGGGAAACGTTTGAATTTCGGTACATATATGCGGAAGAATTACATCAAGACGAGAATTATACATGGATAGATATGGTCGGGTACAATTATTCAAACACGACCCTGAGAAAAAATAACATCATTGGTGGGTTTTCAAGTAATGCCATGGTTGCCGTCAATTATTGGCATTATAAAGTGTCCGAGCGACGAAGCGAATATCGTTATCTTGACTATGACAATGAAACCTATTTCACAAAAACAGAAGCACCGGATCGGGTCTTCAATCGGTATCGCGAAATTTATGCACCAACGATCAAGTGCTATCTGGAATACGATGAAACGGAAAACGCGGACAATATCAACCCGCTTGATATGGGAGAGGCAGAGGCGTTATCTGATACGCTGCAATCAATAATTGACCAGATTTATGAGGACATGGATGAGGATGGTGACGAGTTAATCGAGCCGTCAATCGGGGTTATTTTTTACTAAATTGAAAGATAAGTGGTGATATAATGGGAATTTGGAAAAGCGAAAATATATCAGCAGCAGATAATTTGTCCGCTGCACAGGTGGCAGATTTGACGGACGGCAGCTCAACTCTGCTGCACAATCATGACGAAATAGAAATAGTTAGGGAAATCGGTGGACACTCGTATGTGTCGAAACTCGGTCTCCCATGCCCCCCAACACTTGATCTCAAAGCCTACGACTATCGAGACGAGACTTATGGTGTGCCCTCCAACGTCACATTCGATAGAGCATCCGTGGCCACACAAGTTAACGCACAAGGCTTGATCGAGTCTGTTGGCGAAGATGTGATGAGACATGATTATGATCCTGTGACTGGGGAGTATAAAGGATGGCTGATTGAAGAGAGCCGGACTAATTTGCTGACTTATTCCGAGGATTTTGATGATGCGGTTTGGACGAAGTCAATAACTACAATATCTTCAAATGCTGTAACCGCACCTGATGGGACTTTAACAGCCGATAAACTAATACCGTCCACAGGATCGGGGACAAAATATATCGCAAAGATTATTACTATTTCAGCGAGCACATACTACACGATTTCTTTATTTGTTAAATCGGGTGACTTTAATTATATGTGGCTTGGTGGCGAGTCTTCAATATGGGGAACTATCATAGCTTATTTTGATCTTGCAAATTTAACAATCATATCTACAGGGCCAGATGCTATAGATGCAAAGATAACCCCACACAAAAATGGGTGGGCAAGGATTGAATTGACAGTATTATCCGACGCAGATGGTGGTACTGGATCGGCTATAACTTTAGGCCCGTCCAATTCTGGTACCTCACAAACTGTCACAGGAGACGGCACATCCGGCATCTACATCTGGGGAGCCCAACTGGAGCAAGGCTCTTTCCCAACATCCTACATCCCTTCTACTCAAACCTTTACCTCCCGCGCATCATCAGCCACGTACATTGACTCTGATGGATTAATTGCTACGGCAACAACTGATGTGGCAAGGATGAGTTATAATCCGACTGCTTTGCATATTCCGCCGAAGTTGCTGTTGGAGGGGGCGAGTACGAACCTGCTGACTTATTCTGAGGATTTTGATAATGCGATTTGGATAAAAACAAGAGGTTCTGTCTCTGCAAATGCCACAACAGCACCAGATGGTACATTAACCGCAGATAAGTTGGTTGAGGACACAACCGAAAATAACAGTCGCAGTATTAAACTCTTAACAGTTTCTATTTCGGACGAGATTCACACATTTTCTGTCTATGCAAAAGCTGAAACTCGCAATATTTTGTCACTAACGATGTCTGGAACAACAACGTATAGCGGATCTTTTGATTTATCAGCCGGGACAATAATTAATTCCAGGATCGGTGGCACAACACAAGCTACAAACCAGACTATAGAGCCATTAAAAAATGGATGGTACAGATGCTCGATTTCACAAAACGCCTCGGATGGGGCATCCACAGAGGTGGCAATTTGGTTAAGCGACGATAATAGCGCAATATACACCGGCGACGGAACATCCGGCCTATACATTTGGGGCGCGCAATTAGAGGAATCTTCCTATCCGACATCCTACATCCCCACAACCACAGCCGCAGTAACCAGAGCCGCCGATGTCTCAACGTCTGATTCTGGTATAAGGGCAGCCGATGTCTGCTATATGGAGGGAACTGATTTTAGTGATTTTTACAATTCAGAAGGCAGTATTATTGTTCAGCATAATAGTTATGCCGATGTAAGTAATTATTCAAGAATTTTAGAATTTTCAGATGGAACTCTTTTAAATAGAGTTTCTTCATTTATCCTATATCATGAAACAGACTTAAAACAATCAGTGTTTTGTATAACAAATGGTATTCAACAGGATACACTTTTTTCTATTACTGCTGACGTAGATACAAATTACAACACCGCAGTTTCATACAATTCTGATATGTATAGCCTATACATAAACGGAGAGTTAATAGATAGTGGAAACGATCAAAATGTTGCGGTTAATGACTTTGATCAAATAAAAATTGGCAGCGCTGTTGTGGGAGGATCGACAAACGGCCACATCAAACAAATTACATATTTCCCCCGCAAACTTTCAGACTCTCAACTTCAGCTTTTAACATCATAAGGAATATATAAAATGTCATACACAAATTACTATCTTAAATTCGATGATGAAGCTCAGTGCAAACAGTTTCATGATCCTGAAAACAACATCTCAATTGACGCTACAGCAGTGTCCATAATCGGCACTGTCTATGTCCCGACAGGTACTATGCTGACAGACGACGAGGGCAATGAGTATCCTGAGAAAGAAGCAGCAGAAGGCTTTTACGTCAATATCAGAACAAAGCAAGATCTTCCGGTAGACCTTGAATCTTTCGTTTACACGCCTGATGCTGATTTTCCAATCCCGAGATGGGCATCAAATCCTGCGACAATCAAGACAGACGCCTCTCTGAAAGTACCGAAGGGCGATATCATGGCAATGCTTTCAGTTGGTTCTTTGGCAGCGGTGATCGGCTGGATGAGGGCTGAGGCAGATAATTATGCTTTGGCGTTTCATGAGTATTTTAAAGCACATGATCAATTTAAAGTCGCAGATCCGGTGTTCATCTCTTTGATTAACATGCTATATCAGCTTGATTTGATTACTGAAGCTGAAAAAGACGCTGTGATTGGATTGGGGGCGGCATGAAAACAGCGCTGGCTTGCATGATAGCAATCGTGTTGTGCGGATGTGCCCCATACTACGAAGCCCAAAAAGCATACTACGAAGCAAATGCTGAGATCGCAAAACGACCAATGGCTGATATGACC